TAACGTCGCGGCGGGAGCGGAGGGCGTCCTGATCAACGTATCGGGTGGCAAAATAATTTCAAATCCCGCGGGTTACGCAGTCAACGACGGCGGCACAGCCCTGTGTTCAAACAATACGCAAATAAACGTCAGCGGGGGCGTCATTGCCGCCGGCTCCGCGTGCGCGATCAAATCCACGGGCGCATACAGCGCCGTCAACATAACGGGCGGAGAAATCAGCAACGAGGCCACGGTAAACTCCAACCCGGTCATATATATGAACGGGGGGGTAGGCTACAATGTCACTGTCGGCGGGGACGGCGAAGTAACCGCTTCCAATAACAACCTCGGGTATGGCGTGCAAACCACGGGCAGCGTATTAATAACGGGCGACGCGAAAGTCACGGCAACACTTGGGCGCGCGGTAAACCTCGTCGGATTGAATTCGGAAATAACCGTCGACGGCGGACTCGTAACCGCGGGTACGGGCGTCGCGATATGCACCGCCACGACAAACCCCGCGACTGTTACCTATTCAAGAATTATTATAAACGGGGGAGTCGTCTCCGTCACAGATTCTACAAGCCTGCACGGCGACGGCAGGGCCATCTACGCGACGGGAAATAACAGCGAAATAATTATTAACGGCGGCTGGGTCTATTCTGTGTCGGATAATATTGAGGGGATATATCTGACCGGTCCCGAAAGCGTCACCAGGGTCAACGGCGGCTGGGTTTCCGCCGGAAATCATTTCGCGATAGAGGCGTATAACGGCGGCACGGTAATAATCAACGGCGGTTTCGTTTTTGCGAACGGGACGGAGCCGCTGTCCCCGAAAACCGGCTCGTCGATAAAGACTTCCGCAGTAGGCGCAATCAGCGACGACAGGATCAGCGTAAACGGAGGCGGGAGCGGCAGCGGAAGTGGCGGCGGAAGTGGAGGCGGAAGTGGAGGCGGAATCGGGCGCGGCGACGGCGGCGTCGCCGGCCGGGGCCTCGGGCCACTCGAACTCGGGCTCGCCTTCGAACGACCAGTCGAAGTCGCGGGTGATGCGCACGCGTACGTCGCCGCCCAGGCCCAGGAACCGCACGCGGATTTGGCCGGTGATGTGCGGGGCGGTGGTCTTGTCGTTCGGGGTGAACTCGAAGGCCTGCACGGTGCCGCGGTTCTGGTAGGACCACTGCTGCAGGGAGGGGCGGGCGTCGAAGTCCTGGATCGCGGTTCCGGTGGCGTGCCAGGGGCCGGGGGTCTCGCCGCCGCCGGTGGACTCCCCCGACAGGACGTACTCGGCGTCCTCAGAGTCGCCGTCCTGCTGCTCGACGATGAGGTTGGTGATCTGCCCCTCGGCCTGGCCGCCCGGAGCGGCCGCTTCGCCGAACCGCAGGGTGCCCTTGAGGAGGCGGGAATCGTTGATGGTCATCGCGGGTCTCCTACTGCACGGTGGTGAGCGTGTACGTGAGGCATGGCATCTGGGCGCCGCCCTGCTCGATGACGAGCGTCGTGGGCTCGACGCGCGAGACGACGCCGAGCTGCTCGAGCACCTCGAGGACCGCCTCGAGCAGGCCGTCGCCGGCGAGCACCTGGTCCTCGGTCAGGGCGCCGGGCAGCGCGACGTGCACGTCCCAGGTGGCCTCGGTGCCGGTCATGGCGATCGGGTCGGTCCAGCGCCATTCGGCCCAGGCCTGCCCACGGGCGGGGATGCGCGGCGGTGTCTCGCGGCCGTCGATGCCCTCGACCGTGGCCAGGGCGGCGCCGATGCGTGCGCGCATCGAGATGACGTCGGTGCCGTTCATGCCGTGACCTGCTTGCGCAGCGGGGCTTCGATGCGTTCGATCTCGGCGTCGTAGCGGGGCAGGTTGCGTGAGCCGAACTCGGCGGACGGCGTCACCCCGAGCGGGGTGTTCATGGCGGCGACCTGGCGCCCGACCCGGCGGTAGAGGGCCTGCGTGAGCTCCGGCGACCACGGGACGACGGTGCACAGACGGGCCTGGGCCTTGAGCTCGGCGGCGATGACGATGTCGAGCTCGTCGTCGGTGATGCTCGTGCCCGTGACGGCCACCCACGCGCGCACCTGCTCGCGCGTGGGTGGCGCGTCGATGCCGGGTCGGGGCGCGTCGGTCACTTCGTCGCCGTGCTCTTGGTGGTCGTCGTCGTGGCCGCGGCGGCCGCGTCGGTGACCTCGCCGGAGGGCAGCTCGAGGCGGACGAACTTGTCGGGGGCGACGTTGAGGAAGGCGCCGTAGCCGGCGTACCCGACGAGCTGGCCCAGGACGTCGGGCTCGTCGATGCTGATGAGCCCGTCGACGTCCTCGTACCACTCCAGGAGGCTCGCGCGGCCCAGGGTGAACGTGCCGGCGTCGAACCCGGGGTCGGTGACGGCGGCCAGGCCGAGGATCTCGCCCGAGGTGGCCAGCGGGTCGAGGCCGGGGAACGCCGGCAGGCCCGTCAGCTCGTTCGTCATGCCGCCGAGGGCGGCCCAGACGTCGGTGGACATGAACGCGGTGTCGGGCACGGCGCGGCGGGCGCGGCCCTGCATCGCGGCGGCGGCCGCGGCGAAGAACGCGCCACGGATCGCGGCGACCTCGAGCGCGACCTGCACCGGGGCGATGCCGGCGATGGACTGCTCGAACTGGTAGACGGCGTCCTCGTCGGACTCGATGGCGTACTGGGTGGTGAAGTCCTGGGCGACGATCGTGAGGATGCCGGGGCTGGTCCACTTGACGTCCTGGCGGGAGATGTTGAGGTGACCGGCGTAGGTGCTCGCCTGGACGGGCAGCTTGTCGATCTTCATCTCGCGGGACGCGGTCAGGGCCTTCTCCCTCTCCTGCTTGGCCACGGCGACCCGCTGGCTGATGATCGGGCGGTCGAACGACGGGCCTACCAGCGGACGGGAGCCGATCGCGTCGAGGAACGGGCGCGCGCCGTCGATCAGGTCGATCAGCGGCTGGATGATCGGGCGGGGAACCAGGCCGGGGTTGGACGCGAGGACCTGGTGGGCGGTCTCGGCGCGCTCGAGCAGCGCGACGGCGTCCTTGTCGTGCTCCTGCGTGGCCCGGTGAACGGTCTGCAGGTAGTGGCCGACGGACGGGAAGAGGTCCTCGAGCTTGGCCTCGGGCTCCTCGACCTTCACGCGGTCGCGGCGCGGGGCGGCGGCCTTGGCCGGCACGCGGGAGCGGGTGACCTCCACCTCGCCGCGGGTCTTCTCGATGCCCGCGTAGTGGTCGATCGCCTTCTTGAGCTCCTCGGCGCGGCCCTGGTCGCGCTTGACCTGGGTGTCCTCTTCCTCGGTGACCTCGCGGCCCTCGTCGGCCGCACGGTTGAGGATCTCGTCGATGCCGTCGGTGATCTCGTCGAACTGCGCGTTCAGACGGTCCAGATAAGCGCCCATGGCGCGGCCTCCCGGTCAGACTTCGATGTCTGGCCGGGTGGCCGGTCTCACGAGTCCCGGGGTGGCCGCTCTGGGGCGGGGTGGCCGGTGGCGCGCAGCCGGGGTGGCGGCTCTGCTAGTGGTTCGAGGCTAACGGCTGGCCCGCAGGGCGTCGAGGGCAGCGCGGTGCGTGTCGCGCAGTGGGGTCGCCTCGACGACGAGCTCGTGCTCGCGGGCGACCAGGACGCCGGCGCCGGCGTACTGCGGGTGCGCGGTGGCGGCGACGTGGTTGAGGCCGGCGGCCTCGCGCAGGATCACGGTCCGTCCCGCGCGCTGAACCTGGCGGGAGCGGAAGATCTTCGCGCCGATGGACCAGCCGGTGAGCTCGCCGGAGCGGGCTGCCTCGGCCTGCGGGTGGGAGCGGTTGAGACGGAACGAGGGGTAGAGTCCGTCCTCCTGCTCCTCGAGCGCGACGCATCGGCCGAGCCAGCGGTCGCCGTCGTCGCCGCGGTGGCCGGCGAACAGGTTGACCCAGCGGCCGCCCTTGTCGACGTCGCGAGAGAAGACTCCCGGCTCCCACTCCTCCCAGTAGCGACCGACGCCGTCGTCGGTGACCTCCTGCTCGATGCCGTAGGGCACGGCCCGCCCGTACACGGTCCAGCCGTCGCCGATCGGCTCGAGGGCCTGGTCGGGCAGGGAACGGACGACCAGCAGCTCGCTCATGCCGGTTCGCCTCCTTCATCGATGGTCGGGTCTTGCGGTAGCGGGGGCAGGTTGCGGTCGCGGCGGATCTCGTCGCGGGTCTTGATGCCGCCGTCGACGAGCACCTTGTCGACGTCGGCGCGAGTCTTGGCGTCCGAGCGCATGCGCGACTCGTAGTCCCACTCGACGTCGGTGCCGTGC